ATCATTACGCACCGATACGATAAACACACGTTCACGTTTTTGTGGAACACCTTGTTCGTGTCCTTTGAGTACCTTATAGACAGTTGTGTAACCTAACTTCTCAAAGTCATTGACCATTCGTGCAAGATGCTCTGATGCATACTCCATAGTCAAACCTTTTACATTCTCACACACGATTACTCTAGGTTTCATATCACCAGCAATTCGTATCTGTTCCCAAGTCAAGTCCTCTATATTCTTCTGTTTCATACCATATGCTGTCTTCTCTTTACCCCAACCTTTTTGTTTTGTACCTGACATACTAAAAGGTGGACATGGTGGTGAACCATCTAATATATCTAACTCACCCTCTTTAATACCAGTCATTTCCATGATTTGTTGTCCTGTCACATTCTTGATATCTCCACATATGTGTGGTGTTCCAGGCCAGTTCTCAAGATAGGTATCGACTGCAACTTGTTGAAACTCATTGACAAACTTACAATCACCACCAGCAAGTTTGTATCCTGCCGAAGAACCCCCACCACCAGCAAAGAATGATATGTATGTAAATAATTTTCTATCTGCTGATTTTTGTAGGTCGTCTAATGTGTATCTGAAATATTTCATGTAAAGAAGTCCTCTAATGTTCCTTGTGTTCCATAACTATCGTCTATCTTCCACAAGATTTTGTTTGTAATAAATTTCAATGGGTCAACAAAACTCTTGGTGAACTGTACATCATAGTCTATTATTGATGTAAAGTCAAGTTCTTTTGGTAGTTTTGTCATAAAAGATATGGCTGTTGACTGATACAGATTTGGTTCTTTTAAATGCAAAAACTTAATCTTGTCACCCTCTTGTATAAGCTCATATTTGCCACTCAAACTATGTTTTTTCATTAAATGATTATATAATATTGCACCCTTACAATGTATAGGAGCTCCCTTTGCAAATAGTCCACTATCTGAAGTAAACTTCTTTATACCATTCACACTTCTAGGATATGCAATGTCTTCTACTGGCAACTTCATAAACTCCTCACGAAACTCTTGTATAAAGGTATTTAGCATTTTCTCATCGCCAGACATGATAATCTTTAACGCATCTTTAATCTTCTGTCTACATGGTGCTGGTGTTGACGACTTAACTGCCTCAATACCCATGATTTTGAGTTGTGGTTCTTTATATCGCACACCTTCCACATCATGTGCATTAAGTATATAGCGTTTCTTGGCAGTCCAGATACCTTTATCTGCGATTACCTCACGCTTCATGCTCATTTTGTTTGAGTATGCGTTGACGTACCCAGCGAGCTCCGAATAGCTCTTATCAATAAAAGGTTCAATCTTTTGAGTAGCGATTGTGTCCAAGAAGTTGATGATTTTTGTAGTATCTTTTCTCTCTTTAAACACTTTATTAACAAGTCCGTCAAATGTAATGTAAACCGAATCCGTATCCGAAGCAAGCACATAGTCATGTTTGTCCGTTCCCAACAGTTTATTAAGGTATTCATTAAGAGCATGCTCAATCCAGCGAATAGATAACTGCCCACTAGTAGTAATCGCTTCAGCAACCAGAAGGTCATAATACCTAAAGTATGCATTACCGATAGCACCATAAGCACTATTGAGTGAAATCTTTTTAGCCATTTGAATGTTGTTGTATCTCGAAATGTCTTTAAGTAGTTTTGGGTCTTTAGTATTTTCATATTTTTGTTTTGCCTCCAACATTTTACGTTTGAATGTTACTCTGTCATTGTACATGCTTTCCATAATCTCTGGTAGAAACCCCTTTGTATCAGTCTTAAACAATGCACCATTAGGTGTTAGTGTTACACCCTTGAGTATAGAGGTGTCTACTTTCTTGTCAAGCAATTTATCAACAGTCATGTCTTTTACTTTTTGTTGACCATATAATGTTTCTGGTGATATGTTGTACTGCATGATAAGATGTGGATACAATGAGTTCAAGTCAAATGACATCACCCAATTGTGCATACCAACGATAGGGTCTTTTACATATGCACCCTCATACTTTTCAGCCTTAGTGTTCTTTCTCTTTTGTGGTATGACAATATTTTTCTTGCGAAGATGATTGTATATGAGTATATCCCAATACTTCACAGAACCAAGCACATCTACATAATTAACCTTTGCATCATATGCCATAGTTAGACACAACTCAATTAGTTTCATCTTGTCTTCGAGTTTATCCACCAATTCCACATCTGTTATATTATATTCTATAAATGATTGAAAATCTTTTGTGTACCATTCTCTGAATGTTTCATAGGGATTACCGTCTTTGCGTTCACCTAACTCTACATATGCAATATGGTCTAGTCGATAACTCTCTTGATTGGTGTATGTAAACTTACGATACAAATCAAAATAATCTAAAGCTGCAACACCTTGTATCTCATATATTTGATGGTCACGCCCCATACTAAATACATTCTTACTGAATACATTTCCCCAAGGCGATAGTCGTTTGACTTCATCTTCACCAAATAGATTTTTGATACGATTGCAGATGTAAGGAATATCAAAAAACTCTGTATTCCAACCTGTAATAATATCTGGATAATAGTCTTGCCAGAACACTAGAAACTCTTGTACTAATTCTTTTTCATCTTGACATTGTACATAGGTAACATCATCACGATTGTTGACAAACATACCTACACCCCATACCACAATCTTTTTAGTCTGGTGGTTTTTGAGTGTAATAGAAATTAGTGGCTCTATTGCTTGTTTAGGGTCTGGGAAACCATTCTCACATTCTGTTTCTATGTCAATCGTAACAATAAGAATATTATCTGTATCCCACTTAACATAATTAGGAAACTTGTCAGCAATATAGTTATAAGAAAACATTGTATTGCCACACGCCAAATCTGGTTGATTGGAATATCCCTCAATCCATTCTTTTGCTTCTTTGATAGAAGTGTGTTCTATGGGTGTGACATATCCACCCTTTAGAGTCTTGTAAGGTGTTGGTTCTTGAACAGCCGCATAGAGAGTAGGTTTATACTTTACCTTAGTATTAATCCTCTCACCATTTACAACTTCACGAACTAGTAGATTATTACCCCATTGAGTTACGTTTGTATAGAAATTCATAATATAAATGTACCATAATAATAGATTTTTGTCAAGTGATTACCATTGTCTTAATGTGTTGGCTATTATTGCAAAACATGTAATTATATGTAAAATCACCCATATTGTTCGTATGATTGCAACCTTATCTGCTTTATCGTCTTCGTCAAATGCCTTGATACCGATTGCTTTGCACCAATATTTCCACAACATTCTAATGTCCAGGCCCCATGTAGAAATCTTCTTCTTCATTTTCCTTAAAGGAATGATACACAAGCACATGTGTATCACAATTAGGGCAACTTAAATTACTAACGATATCGTATTCGTCTTCGTCATCTCCGTCATGGTCACCACCATGTATTAATTCTGTGTTACAATGTATACAATTAGTCATTTAATGTTATCCCTTGCTTTGATTTAAAATGGTCTGATTTTATCTTTTCAATTTCCTCAACAGGAGCGTTAACAATATTGAATGATATACTACGTCTTTCACCATCACCATCTACACTACGAAATGGATATACTTGATGTGGTTGTAAACCACCAAATAGATATAATTCACCAACTTTTGGATTGATGTTGAAATTACTTACACAGTAGCGTCTATCTAGTCCAGCATTATTAGTAAAGACAAGTGAGCCGTCATCTGTGCGTTGTTTATGAGGTTTTCTAGTGTCCTTTTTATCTTCTTTGTATTCTGGTATCTTTAGATAAAGAACGCCTGATACTGAAGCTGCTGGGTGTGTATGTATAGGATTATATTCTCCATCTCTCTGTGATACTGTCCACATACTAAGAAACTGTACATTTAAATTTTCTTTTTTTAAGTTCCATGATGGCTCCCAACCAAATCCTTGATTGAGTTGATTGAATAACCATTCACGGCTGCAATACATCAAAAAGTTTGGTATGTTTGTAGGAAGTTTAAGTATATCTATTTCTAGTTCCTCATCTACTTGACCTACAAGACTTTGACCATAACTTGGTGTGTCTGGATTTTCTCTCATTTTGTCTGTATGTTCTATGAGTCCTTGTGTGATATTCTCTGGCATGGTAATTTTGTATATCAAATTAGACCATGGCTGTATCACTTCAATCTTAACTTCTTCTGTCATACTTTCTCTCAATTCTGGTGCCACAAGTAGGAATTGAACCCACGACCTGATGATTACAAATCAACTGCTCTACCAACTGAGCTATTGTGGCATATTTCTTAGTGCGTTCCAACTAACTGGAAACTGTTCTCTACACAATTTATCTATATCGTTTGCAATATCTTGTGTTTCTTTCTGTGCGTCTTCTTTACATCTTAAATTACATACTCTTGCAAACGCCATAAGTGTACCACTCCAATACCATTCCGTCATCATACTCTGTGGTAATACCATACGAGCTTGTTCTGGACAAACTCCTTGTTCAAGTAAGTATCTGTAAGTATATGTACATATATCAATATAATCGTCTTGTATATGTGTGCTAATGTCAATAACTTTATCACTACTTCCTTGTTTCTTATTGTCTGGACTACCTCTCCACTCATCTACAAAATGAAACTTTGGGTCTGAGTCTACATACCTTCGTGATACTTCATTCCACACAAGTCCAACTTGATGTTTGACTAATTGACGTGCCACAAAGATGGGGGCAGTTATATGAAATTGTAATGATGCGTGTCCGAATGGACTCCAATGATTGTGGGTAGCAAGATAATTGATAAGTTTGGTGTCTTTATATAAATCAAATTCTTTTTGCTCTTTTGCAAATGACACTCTGGCTGCATTGACAACAGATAGGTCTGTTCCCATGTGGTCTATCAACTTAACACTCATAATAACTCCGTAATTATATAAAAAAATAAACTGATAATAAGTGCAAGTGGAAATGCCCAGTTAATCCATAACCACTTATCTTTCTCTTGTTTTACAAACCACTTGCCTGTAGTTCTTAACCTCTTTTGTCTTTCTCTGTCCACGGCCATACTATATGTATTCCTAAACGATTGTAAGATAGATACTTGTAAGGTATCAAATTCCACAAGATATTTAACTTTTTTAAATTATCTTTATCGTTCCAATTCCAACATTCGTATTTTCTCCAACCTATTTTAGCCATACCAACACAGGCTGGATAAGATTCTTTTATCTCTTTCTCTAACCACTCTTTACTAAAAGGTTCTAACTCTTTCATGCTATAAAAATCCTAGTGTGTTGCGACATAAAATAAACAGTAACAAAAATCCAAAAAATTATCCAAATAATAGCAAAACTATTTTTCATTATTCCTTGCATAGATGGCCCATAGTATTCCTAATGCAACTATACCTATCAATCCTTCAGAACCTAACTCAGCAACAAAGAATATAATGTTCTCTATAACTGGTGGAAAGAATGGTGTATAGACACCAAATAGTATTTCTGCAACAATACTTAATGCGATTAAACAAATACCTACCTCTGTAGTTTTCCTTAACCAATATATCACTTTATCAATCATAATTTTCTCCTATTTTTAATAATAACAAATACCTTGACGTTTGTCAAGATATTTACGAACCATATTTCATTTTTTCTGTATAGTCACATAATGGGCATTTACACTCTGAACATTCACATATAATCGTTTTGTCTGTAGCACCTACGCCAATAGGCTCTTGACAAACTTCCCCACAATGACTTGTGCAAGCACAATTGTTACAATAATATTCTGTTGTATTTGATTCATTCAATACTAGTTTTCTTCCATAGCTGCATCTACATGGCCTCGATTGACAATGTGTTGTTCTGCTATGTCATTTTTAGACTGTCCAAAATAAGCAACGGCATGATGATTTGATACCATCCAATCATTTAATATAATATCATAGTTACCGTCATTTACTCTAAATTTGCCTAAAATACGACCAAACTTACCAGACTTATCTTTTTCTGTAATAAGTGTTTGTGTAGAACCAAGAGGCATAAACTTTTCTATCCAACTCTTGGCAATCAAACCGTATTTCTTTTCTTCTTTATCAGAAGTTCTACTCTCTGGCGTATCAATACCGTATAGTCTTATGCGTTCTTTGTGCATCCATACACCAAAGCCTAAATCTATATCCACGTCAACTGTGTCGCCGTCAATAATTTTAACAATCTTACATCTATATTCGTACATTGTCTTTCCTAACTAAAATATGGTGCGACTTCAGAATTATCGTCATCTACACCCTCTACTGATTTAACTTCTGGAACGTGATGTGTCAACAAATTCTCTATACCCATTTTAAGAGTATATGTTGAAGATGCACAACCACTACACGCACCGCTCATAAACATAGTCGCAACTCCACGACTATAAGAATGTAAAGATACTATACCACCATGCATTGCTACACTTGGTTGTATCTTTGTTTCTATTATATATTCTATATCTTCTATGACTTGTTCGTCTGTTCTCATATATCTACAGCCCCATGACCGAATCTAGCATTTTTCTCTATTGCATCTCCTCTTTGCATACAAGTATAATCACCTAATTCTATTAAAACTTTTTGTGTTTGCCATTTTATGTCTGCTTCAACCTGCTCCTTAACACCTGGCTCGTTTAAAAATGCTTGACAACTTGCCTCATCTTTAAATCCTTGTGTGTATTGCATGTAACCCTCAGGCGGCGATAACGTAGTAATAACTAAAACTGTTATATACCATAAATTCATACTTATCTCCTATTTTTAGCCCAATGCTCCCAATATGGAATACATTGTTTCTTATTGACATAATCCATTGGTAACAATTCACATTCTTCTACATACCTTTTAATTCTTTTTACACACCCATATTCTAATGTGTCAATCCATTGTCTTTCATAATATAACACACTTGGGTTTTTTTCTACTTCGTATTGTTGTTGTAAACATTGTTCTAAACTATCGTATTCTATTGATGAAGCGTATTGATTATTGAATACCACAACGAAGAAAAATGTCCATATATTTATGGCCATTGTTATACACCGAAACTCTCCCCACAACCACATTGTGCTGTGGCATTAGGATTGATAACTTTTAGAAAGCTACCACCTAATTCCTTCACATAGTCTATTGTGCAACCCAATACATACATTTCTGCTATAGGGTCAACGTGAAGGTTTTCTACAGTTGGTTTTTCATCTGTGG